CCTTGATTTTGTTTGTCATCACGGTCCTGGTGTCACTGCAGATCGTTATCGTGCTAACGCGCGGTATCGTATCCGAAAGTGGAACCATAGATCGGAGCTTACCTTCCCGTCCGACTTACACTGCTACCCCAATTACGGAGTCGCAGCAGAAGTTGGAGGTAAACGAGAAGGTACCGATGAAATCGAAGGAGTCGAATACCTCCGTATCAGGGATGAACTCCCCGTACGTGTAGTATTCGTTCCCAAGACAGCATCGGCGCCACGAGTCATTGCGATTGAGCCTTCACACATGCAATATATGCAGCAGTCTATTAAAGACTATTGCTATAAGCTGTTGGAAACTCACCCACTGACTTCATGTTCTATTCGCTTTTCGCGACAGGACGTGAATCAGAGACTCGCTTACGTTGCGAGTAAAGATAGACGACTAGCTACGCTAGACCTGAAGGATGCGTCGGATCGAGTGCACTTGCACCTTTTCCAGCGCATTTTTAAGACCTCAGGGCTTCTCCCTTACCTGGAAGATGCTCGTTCTTTACACGCGACCTTACCAAACGGTACGAACTTAGTTTTGACTAAATATGCATCAATGGGTTCAGCTTTATGCTTTCCCGTTGAAGCTATGGTGTTTTACACCTTGATTCAGTCAGCTATGCACATACTCGATGGTAGGCGTCCGAGTTCTCGATCGATTCGCCGTTATGGCAAATTGATTGATATCTATGGAGATGATATTATCATTCCTGTAGATTACACGGACTTTGTCGTAAAATACCTTGAGAGCTATGCTCTCGTGGTTAACATCAGCAAGTCGTTTAAGGCGTCTGCCTTTCGCGAATCTTGCGGTGCGGACTTCTATAATGGCGTACCGGTTAATCCGGTTTATGCCAGAATGGAGCCGCATGATGATTTACGACGCTGGGATGCAGCTACCGTTATGTCTTGGAACGCTACCGCAGATCTCTTTTATCAAAGAGGTCAGTGGATAGTTGCCCAAGAAATACGGGATCTGCTTCGTCGAGTGGTGAAACGTACCATCCCTAGAGCAAGAAAACCTGGCTCTGGGCTATACCATCTTAGTTACCTTTTTGATACTCATTGTCGTTATGACTCTGAGCTTCATAATTGGCGACAAAAGAGGATAGTTTTTGATCCAGTCAAAAGAAAGGACCAAATTGATGGAGACGAAATCGCCTGCCTCAACAAATGGGGAATTAACTCTTATCGAAAATCGATTGGAGCCGGTAGTGAGC